TTTATTGAACCCATTCGATTTGATTGGTGCAGATTGATTAAATCCATCGTCTTGATTTGTATGATTATCAGCTACTTGTATATCCTTAACATTTGTATACTGATTCCCATTTGATGATGTTTTTGTATTAATTATTGTAAAATTGATTGCATCACCGGGTTTAGGCATTGGATTTAAAACTGAGCCACGAGTATATAAACGAGTTCCGTCTATAAGATCTATAGCATAGTTTGGTTTACCATCTTCGCTATTATCGAAGATTTTATCTATAACATTTGTCATAGTTCCTCCTTTATTATTATTATTTGTTAAGTACATTATAACCTCTACCTTCTAGACAATTATTAATTAAATCTTGTCTAGTTGTTAGTTTAGGTGAAAGCCATAATACACGCCAACGAAGGCCATTATATATTGTTTTTCCTGTATCCATAACTTTATTAGTGTTATCTTTTACAATAGATTCACAAGTATAATAATCATCGTGGTATCTGTTCATATCACCATTGATATTTGCAGATGATTTGCCCCTACTATCTACGATTGGTTTGCTACTACAACCAAATACTAACATCGTAATACATAGTAAAAGCAAAATTATTGAAACCTTACAACACAATTTGTAGTAAGTTTTTCTTCTTGGTAATGTATGAATGTATTCAAAAACAGGTTTTCTTGTTCTAGGACAATAACCTTTAATTTGCTGACTCATATATCCATAAGGAAAGTATTTATGTTTTTTCATTTTTTTTATTGTTAATTATTTTACTACTCATAACTTGATTAAAATTATTATCAAAGACGGCACTACTTCCGTCACGAAATACTATTTTGAAATAATGAGTGACCTTACCATTTTCGATAAGGTCAACTCTTTTAGTAGATTTAAAAAGTTTGGGAATCATTATAGACACTCCCAGTAAGTTTTTTGATAAGTTACTAAAAATGTAGATTTCATTCTAGAAAGTAATTCAGTTCTTCTTTTAGCATTTTCATGAGATAAAGAACCTTGAGTCAAATGATCAGCAAGAACTATTTTTGCTTCATCAATAAATTTTTTATTACCACTTCTAAATGCTAAATATAAAACATTTTCAGTATGATAATTTGTATCAGTGTTTTCTTTTAGTAAGTCTTGGAAATCTTTAGCAGTCATTGAAAAGATTTCTTTATAAGTTTTTAGTCTATTATTATTATTAGTCATTTTGACCTCCATATTATTAATTTAAAAATATCCTATCAGTTTGTCTAGGTTATGCGAAGCATTATTTTTATAAAAATATCCTTGTTTTACAAGGTTTTTTTGATAAAGTTTAATTATTATTTTTTTCATATAAGATAATAATTGTAGTATGACCTCCAAAATTATACTACACATAGGGGGTGGATTAGTAGTTTGCCCCCTATGACCAAAGAAATATCAATTCAAATAGCTTGCAATTTACTACTAGAAGAACTTTCAGATATTTATATTTTTAGACATTATCATGTAGCTAATGAGGGTAAAAGATCAGTACAATATCAAATGAAATTAAAAAAAATGGGTTTTAAAGCAGGAGTTCCAGATTTTGTTATAGAATATCCTCCTGGAAAACTACTCTATGTGGAATTGAAAAACGAAAAAGGCCAATTATCCAATTCTCAAAAATTATGGAAAATTCAATCTGTTGCTTTAAATACGCCATTTTTTGTAGTAAAAGGGAATATAGAACGATGTTTAATAGATTTGACAGAGATCATAGATAAAAATGTCCCGCGTCGTCCAAATAAGAAATACTAAAATTTTATTACCGGAAGATGAAAAAAACCAAGACATATTTATAGGTTTATGGTTGAAAGCACAGAGCAAAGCTATTACAAAAGTCAAAGACGAATTTATTTTTGAAGATTATTCTACGGACGAGATAGATGATAAAATAGATGAGTATACTTTAAAATTTTATAGACAATTAAAATATGGAGGTCACAATGTTTATAGACGAGAACTCGAAACCTAAAGAAAAATTAAAAGCTTGGTATTTATTTACCGAAGATTTTATCGCAGGAACTCAACATTTAACAAATCAAGAAATAGGAATTTATATTCGTTTGCTTTGTTGGAATTGGAATAAAAGATGTTCTGGAATACCAAATCAAAAAGAAACTTATTATCGTATATCGAGCGCTTTTGCTGATCATGAAAAGTTTTCATGTGAAAAAGTTATTAAAGAAAATTTTATTTTAGTAGGTGATCATTGGCAAAACGAGAGACAACTTCAAGAATATTTATATATAACAAAAAGAATTGAAGCTTCTAAAGAAAATGGAAGATTAGGTGGTCGTCCAAAAAAACCTAGCACAAACCCCCCTACCTCTACCACTACCCCTACCAATAAAACCACTAGTAAATATAATCCTTTATTCAATTTATTTTGGGATAAAGTTAATAATAAAGTTTCTAAAGGAACAGCAGAAAAAAATTTCTTACGAATAGAACAAGAATGGCAAGATAAAGCTGAAGATCTAGCAAAATTATATAATTCTTATTATGATTCAGTAAAAGATAAAGAATATGCAAAACAACCGGCTTTTTGGCTATCGGCTAAAAAATATTTAGATAAACTTCCAGAAAAAAATTATAATTTTGGAGTAGTTAATAGAGATGAAGAACGAGTAAAAATGTTTGTAGAAGCAATAAAAAATAATAAAGTTACTCAGTTTATTAAGGATTATGCCTTACGAAACAAAGATATTATTGATATGGGAATAAAAAAAGGATTAATCACAAAAGATCAAGCAATTAATGATTTAGAAATGAGGAATGAATATTTATGAATATACAAGAAATAGAAATAGAAAAATTAATCCCATATCATAATAATCCAAGAAAAGATCAAGCAATAGATAAAGTTGCAAGTTCTATAAATGAATATGGATTTCAACAACCA